GACACAGTGCAGGCCTATCGTAACTACTACCACGGTGAGAAGCACTTTGCTAGGTGGAAGTACACACAACAACCATCATGGTGGAAGGGGTATAGATACTATGAAGCGTAACAAGTATGACTTTGCCTACGTCATAGGGTATCACAACGGATACCACCTACTAGATTATGATAATCAGTACGACGCTAGGTCAATGCCTCAGTACAACATCAAGTACAAGCATGGATATATAGATGGGAGAAAGATTAGGATAAGGGAGGAGAGAGAAGGCACATGAGTATGGGATTTGTTAAGTGTCCCTATTGTGGATCAGCAGATGGAGAGAAGCTGTTCGCTATTGATAACATCTTTGAGTGTTACTGTGGCTCATGTGACTCATCCTGGGAGGAGGAGGTAAGACAGTACGAGACTACCACCAGACTTCAACAGTGGATGGAGGAAGACTATGGTGAGGAATGTTAGCACTAGGATTGATATGCATAGCAGCAATGATTGGTGTCATGTTTCTAGACAGAGACTACGAGAACCTCATTGGTATACAGATGCTAGTCATGCTAGGTACTGTGCTAGTCCTGAGTATAGGAGTATGTTTAACATATCTAACATAAGTTATATATAATGTGAAAGGGGGTCCTATCTTGGTTGTAACTTTAGAAACTGACCAAGACCTGATTGACCATCAACTTGAGCTAGAAGTGGACATGCTAACAGGTGGTGTGCAACGCTTTAGGAAGGCCAGGGACAGGTCAATACAGGCTGGTAGGGAATCACACACAGTACATGGTAGAGCTATCATAGCTAGCCTTGTAGACGATGTAAGCAGGGGTATAAAGGAGTGGCTAGATAACCCGACAAATAAATCCAGAGACTTAGCATGGAAACGTCTCAACCATATGGACATAGAACAACTAGCATACCTGTCACTAGTATCTCTAGTCGATAGTCTTAGTAGAAAGAACACACTGCTGTATGTAGCTCGTAACATAGGAGCTAACATCGAGATGCAGGACAGGCTAGACAGGTGGCTACAGGCTGAAGGGAGTGTTGCCAACAACGTAATACGTGAAGCTATGAAGAAGGCCTATGGTGCTAGACGCTACGGGCTGACACACAAGATGAACAAGGACGGATACCAGAAGACAGAATGGGAGAAGGCAGAGCGAGTACACATTGGTTTCAAGATGGTGGACATCATCATACAAACCACAGGTATTGTTAGACTGGACATGCAACAGACGGAGCGTAAGCGTAGGACTACCTATGTCAAACCTACTGAGGGTACTGTTGAGTGGATCAACGCCTTCAATACCTACATAGAAACGTCACGGCCACGCTTCCTACCATGTGTCATACTCCCTAAGAAGTGGGACAGTGTACGTGGTGGTGGGTATCATGGACATGTTATGGATGAACTATCAATAGTGAGGCGCAGATGAGTTTGAAGAAACATCTCAGAAGACTGGAGCGACAAGACCTAACGGAAGAGTACTCCTGTTTGAACGCCTTGCAAGAAACTGAGTGGCGTATCAATACCAAAATCCTAGAGGTTATTCGTAACCTGTGGGACAATGGACAGTCATGGGGTAAGCTACCTGGAAAGGATGACATACCACTTCCTCCCTATCACTTCGATAAGGAGAAGGATGAGATGACTGAGGAAGAGAGAATTGAGTTTCGCAACTGGTCACGCAAGCGTAATCTTATCTACTCCGAGAACAATCGCAGCGTGAGCAAACGCATACAGGTAGAGCGTACCCTACAGATAGCACAACAGTTTGCTAAGTATGATAGGTTCTACTACGTGTGGCAGAATGACTTCCGCTCACGCAAGTATGCGAGCAGCACCTTTCTCTCTCCTCAGTCTGCCGACTGGTCTAAGTCTATGCTAGAGTTTGGCTATCCAATGGCTATCAACAACTGGGATGATGCACGTTGGCTGTGTATTCATGGTGCTAACCTGTATGGTAACGACAAGATAACCCTGAACGACAGGGAACAGTGGGCCTGGAACTACTCCGAGGAGGCACACCGTATTGTCGAGAACCCATACGATAATCAGGCATGGCTAGAGGCAGACAAACCATTCCAGTTTCTTGCATGGTGCCACGAGATGTCAGCACTCAACAAACAGGGATGGGGATTTGAGACACGACTACCAGTCTCTGCTGATGGTAGCTGCAACGGACTGCAACATCTATCAGCTATACTCAGGGACGAGAGGGGAGGCCATGCTACTAACCTGATACCATCTGATCTACCTCAGGATATATACACTCAGGTAGCAGAGGAGACACTCAGGCGTGTGCAACAGGATGACAGTGAGATAGCTAGAAAGTGTCTGTCTTTTGGTATAGACAGGAAGATAGCGAAGCGTCCTGTTATGATAGTGCCCTACTCTGGTACTCGACACTCATGCAGGGCATACATAGAGGATGCGATATGGGATAAGATAAAGGAAGGGGCACCCAATCCGTTTGGTGATGACCTGTTCGAGGCTGCATCGTACCTGTCAGGGCATGTATGGGAGTCCATTGCTGGTGTCATTCAATCCGCAAGGCAGGTTATGGACTATGTCAAAGACGTGGCAGACATCTATGCAGGCCACAAGAAACACATGGAATGGGTAACACCAACAGGATGGCTAGTGCTACAGCAGTACCATGAGTTAGAACAGAAGCGTATCAAGACCCACATATCTGGTGACGTTGTGTCACTATCATTTCCAAGGGAGAAGGAGGACACTGTTAATCGTAAGCGAACTGCACTAGGTAGTAGTCCTAACTTTATCCACTCGTTAGATGCAGCAGCTATGACCAAGACTATCAACAGGTGTACACAGGTAGGGATAGAAGACTTTGCTATGGTACACGATAGCTATGGCACACACTCGTCTAACATGGTACAGATGTCAGACATTTTAAGAGAGGAGTTTGTAAGAATGTATGAAGAGCATGATGTCTTGGAAGAACTGAGGCAACATGCAATGAGAACCCTGAGGACAGAGGATGTACCTGTCCCACCGAGCAAGGGTAACTTAGATTTAGCTAACGTATTGAAGTCAGACTATTTCTTTGCGTAGGTTTCTAAAGTTACATCTAAGCATTATCACAACGAGGCGATAGGAGAAGAATATATGCTCGTGATAAAAGGCAATGCACTCTGGGCTAAAGTGTTTGAACCAGACACACGTTATGTCCCAGAGGGTGAGTATAGTATTCAGGTTATCATGCCTGAGACAGAAGCAGCAGAAGTGTGTGAACAACTTGAGAACATGGCGCAAGCTAAGTTAGCAGAAGTTGTCAAGGAACAACCTAAACTTAAGAATGTCCTGTCCACACGTACACCGTTTGATCCTGAGACCGACGAGGCAGGTAATCTTACAGGTAATGTAGTCTTCAAGACTAAGATGAAGGCTCGCATTAAGGCTCGTGATGGACGTGTCTATGAACAGAAGCCAGCAGTGGTAGACGCAAAGCGTACACCTATGGATGGTTCTCAGTTGATAGGCAATGGGTCACTCGTTAAGGTAGCTGTTGAACCAGCACCATATATGATGCAATCCACCAAACAGGTAGGCGTCACGCTACGCCTGAAGGCTGTGCAGATTATTAACCTTGTAGAGTACGGCAAGACTGTCACGTCTATCTTCGATGAAGAGGATGGGTTTGTTGCTAGTGCTGTACGCAAGGACGATAACTCAGATGTCTTTCAGGATGAAGTAATCGACGATGCCGAAGGGGACTTTTGAGGAAAGGGTCATCGTTGATCTAAGTAACCGTGGCGTTTCATTCGAGTATGAACCAGACAGGATTACATACTCAGTGGAACGTCACTACATCCCAGACCTTCGACTGTCTGATACGTTGTACGTAGAACTGAAGGGATACTTTAGGCAGGATGCCCAACGAAAGATGAAGGCTGTCAAGGAACAGCATCCAGAGTTGGACATTCGCTTTGTATTCCAGAACGCTACGTCTACTATACAGGGAGCTAAGAAGAGAAAGGATGGGTCAAAGATGACCTGTGCAGAATGGGCAGACCGTAATGGTTTTGTCTGGGCAGAAGCAACAATACCTGAGGAGTGGTTACAATGACAATCGATCAAATACATGCAATGATGGATTTCTATGGTTCAGGTAAATGGACTGCTAAAGAACTAGCTATAACATTTATACCTCACTTAGAACCAAAAAGCTTTCAGTCCTTCTATGATACTATGATGGTATTAGTAGAAGAACAGAAAGCCAAATCACATGAGGTACTACAATGAGCATCATAGATATTAGTGAGGAGATTGTATCTGAGGTTGACGTCAATGTAGAACTGGATGCTGAAGGTGTTCGTGTCTCTGTCTATGTTGACGAGTGTGAGGTAGCAGACTTCGTAGACTATCAGACGATGGCCTACAAAATGGTAGCTGACAAGGAGAAGTATCCTAATGAGGTACTAGCTACGATAGCTGACGAACTAGCAAAGGTTGTAGAGATATTCGAGGAGGCAACAAAAGCCCTGTGGTTTGAAGATGATGAATGAAGAGGCAGAGTTCATACGACATGAACCCTGTCCTCACTGTGGCAGCAGTGATGCCAACGCTCTATACAGCAATGGTAATCACTGGTGCTTCTCGTGTGAGACACTAACCCCTGCCGACAAACAGACTGAGGCGGTAGCTATGCTAGAAACTGTAGACAGTGTGTTCCTCGACTTGGAATACATGGAGTTAAAGAAACGGGGTATCACTCAAAAGACTTGTGAGATGTGGGGATATGGTATCTCCAACTACAAGGGACAGAAGGTACAGGTTGCCAACTACCGCAACAGGGCAGGTGACTTGAAGGCGCAGAAGATACGCTTCGCTAACAAGGACTTCTCTGTTGTGGGTACACTCAAGGATGTTGGCCTGTATGGTGAGCATCTCTGGAGGGATGGTAGACATGGTAAGTTCATCACCATTGTTGAGGGTGAACTGGATGCACTCTCTCTGTCACAGGCTATGGATAACAAGTGGCCTGTCTGTTCCCTACCCTCAGGCTGCACGTCTGCTAAGAAAGCCATAGGTAAATCTATCGAGTGGCTGTCTAAGTATGAACATGTTGTCCTTATGTTCGACAGTGATGAACAGGGACAGAAGGCAGCTAAGGAGTGTGCATCTGTCTTACCACCTAACAAGTGTAAGATAGCGACACTACCACTGAAGGATGCCAATGAGATGCTCGTCAATCGACGGGTCAAGGAATTGGTTGATGCAGTATGGGAAGCTAAGACCTTTAGGCCCGACGGTATTGTTGCTGGTATAGATATGTGGAATACAATCATTACCAATGACGAGAAGCACTCAGTCCCCTACCCCTACGTTGGGCTACAGGAAAAGACTGGTGGCTGTCGTGTGGGTGAGATTGTTACACTCACTGCTGGCTCTGGCATAGGTAAGTCACAGCTAGCTAGGGAGTTAGCCCACAACTTTATCAGGCATGGTCATACACTGGGGTACATTGCGCTAGAGGAGTCAACAAAGCGTACTGCACTCGGCCTTATGTCTATTGAAATGAACAAGCCCCTACACCTCAGGGGTGAGGACATACCAGAAGAGGAGTTAAGACGTGCCTTCGACGCTACCGTTGGGTCCGGTCTTGTTTATCTATATGACCATTGGGGTTCTACTGATAGCGACAACCTACTCTCCAAGATACGCTACTTGGTTCATGGATGCGGCTGTTCCTATATTGTGCTTGACCATATTAGTATTGTTGTTAGCGGTCTAGAGGGAGGGGATGAACGTAGACTTATAGACAATACTATGACTAGGCTTCGTGCCCTGGTTGAAGAGTTGAACTGTGGTCTCGTACTTATCTCACACCTCAAGCGTCCCTCTGGTGACAAGGGCCACGAGGATGGGGCACAGACTAGTATCTCACAGTTGCGTGGTAGTGCTGCTATCGGACAACTGAGTGACATCGTAATAGGATTAGAAAGGAACCAACAAGACAAAGACAATCCACACATCAGTCAGGTTAGAGTGTTAAAGAACAGATGGTCAGGCGAGACAGGCCTGTGCTGTTCACTAGAGTATAACACCGAGACAGGACGGATGACTGAGGCTCACTTCCAAGATGAGGAAGAGGCCATAGAATTTTAACCAGTGCGGAGACACGGTATGAAGTATATATGGGACATAGAAGCAGACAACTTACTGGATGACGTAACACAGGTATGGTGTCACGTGTTCAGGAATGTTGATACTGATGAGGTGCATACCTTTGACCCAACCCAGACACAAGAAGCCATAGAGTTTATGGACAATGCGACTACACTGATTGGTCACAATGTCTTTGACTATGACTTGCCTGTCATGGAAAAACTATACGGCTACACCTATAAGGGTGAAGTCATAGACACGTTGGTATATTCACGAACCATCTGGCCTGATGTCAAAGAGATTGACTTCAAGCTACACAAACGGGGAGAGTTCCCTACCAAGTTAATCGGGCGTCACAGCCTGAAGGCCTGGGGTTATAGGTTAGGTGAATTAAAAGGTACATTCTCTGAGAGTGGCGAGAACTTTGCAGCCTACTCTGATGAGATGCTTTCCTACTGTATCCAAGATACCTTGGTTACTAGGAAGCTATACGAAAAGATAGTTGCTAAGAAGTTTAGTCAGGCAGCACTTGATCTTGAAACAGAAATTCATAGACTACTCATTGAACAGAGGGACTATGGTTTTCCTTTTAATACCAAGGCTGCACAGTCTCTATATACTACCCTTGCCCAACGCAAGGCTGACCTTGAGGCTGAGTTGCAGGAAACCTTTGAGCCTACAGTTGTAGAACTCAAGACAAAGACTAAGACTATTCCATTCAATCCTGCCTCACGTCAACAGATTGCAGCACGACTAAAGACTAGGGGATGGAAGCCTAAGGACTTCACTGATACAGGTGAGGCAAAGGTGGATGAGACTGTCTTGTCCTCCATTGATATGCCTGAGGCTAAGATGCTTAGTGAGTATCTACTACTGAACAAACGGATTGGGCAGCTTGCTACAGGTAATCAGGCATGGCTCAAGATGGAGAGCAATGGTAGGATACATGGAAGCGTTAATCACATGGGTGCTGTCACGTCTAGGTGTACGCACAGCCACCCCAATCTGGCACAGGTTCCCTCAGTCGGGGCTGAGTTTGGTAAAGAGTGTAGGGAACTATTCATTGCTCCTCCCACTCATTCTCTTCTCGGTGCTGATGCTTCTGGTTTGGAGTTGCGTTGTCTTGCTCATTACATGGCCGCTTATGATTCTGGGTCTTATGCTGATGAAGTAGTCAATGGTGACATCCATACCAAGAACCAAGAGGCTGCTGGTCTACCTACTCGTAACAATGCCAAGACATTTATCTACGGATTTCTGTATGGTAGTGGTGACGAGAAGACTGGTAAGATTATTGGTAAGGGTGCGAAGGAAGGTAAGGCTATCAAGAAGAAGTTCCTGACTAAACTACCTGCCCTCAAGTATCTAAAGGATGCTGTCTCTAAGGCGGCAGAGGATCGAGGATGGGTGAAGGGACTGGATGGCCGCATCATTCCTATCAGGCACAGTCACGCTGCACTGAACACTCTACTACAGAGTGCTGGTGCTATAATCTGTAAGACATGGTACGTGTTCATATCACGTGCTATCAAGAAAGCTAACTTGGACGCACAGATTGTAGCGTTCATCCATGATGAGGTCCAGCTAGTAGTGAGGAAGGGACAAGAGGATGAGACAGGAAGACTTATTCAACAGTGTATGCGAGATGTCCAAGAACACTTTGGATTTAGGTGCAGACTGGACAGTGAGTACAAGTACGGAAACAACTGGGCGGATACCCACTAATATAAACACAGTCTTTGAAGATGGTGAGTGGTGGTACTATGGAGACTCTACGGGAAGACGAAGAGTAACATCACATAATAAGAAAAATAAAAATAGAATGTTTGTTAATGGTAAGTACGTACCTAAGTCTCACCCATTATGGAAAGCAGGTAATTATAAATCCTTTGATGAAGCTGCCTTCTCTAGTCTTCAGAACTATGAGCGTAGTAACGAAGGTCAGGTGTATATCATAGTCAACCCTTCTTGGCCTGACTGGGTAAAGATTGGTATGGCTGTGGATGCAGAAGACAGATGCAATGGTTACCAGACTAGTAGTCCCTTTCGAGATTACAAAGTTGTGTATGCTGTTGACACTAAGGACAGGCGAAAGTCAGAGGCACTAGCTCACAAGGCTGCTGAGAAAATAGCAGAGCGTAGGGGTGAGTGGTTCAAGATGTCCATTGGGCAGGCAAAGGAATGTATTCAACATGGACTTTGATTTCTTTTTTAAGCTCGTAGTCACAGCCAGCTTCTTTGGTGTGAGCCTGTGTCTCTGCATCAAGTGGGTTGTTGAGTCATACCTTGACTGGATACAGGTTAAGACAGGTATAAACATAGTCACTCTCGAACAGGAGAAAGAGACTATGAGGATGTTGGAACGATTAGAACGGAGGCAGAGAGACGATGACGATCTTGCTAATTGATGGTGACATCGTAGCATACAAGGCAGCAGCAGGTGGAGAAGTTCCTATTAACTGGGGTGATGGTCTATGGACACTGCACTCACATGAACAGGATGTAGCTCTACGATTGGATACTTTTATATCTAGCCTAGTAGACGATGCACCTGTGCAGGACTGCATCATAGCTTTGTCAGATGCCGAGAACTATCGTAAGGAACTTGCCCCTTACTACAAACTAAATCGGAAGAATACTCGTAAGCCCATGCTATTAAAGTGGGCAAGAGAGTATTTGAAAGAGCAATACAATACTATAATATACAGGAGGCTTGAGGCTGATGATGTCTTGGGGATACTGGGGTCTGCGAATACGGATACTATTATATGGTCTGAAGATAAGGACTTACTCACTATACCTGCGAAGCATTGGATTAATGGAAAGGTTGTGGAGCAATCTCTGGAACAGGCTGACTACCAGTTCTACGCTCAGACTTTGGCGGGAGACGCTACAGACAACTATTCTGGGTGTCCTAAGATTGGTATGGTCACTGCCAAGAAACTGCTGGATGCTGATTGTTCTTGGGATACAGTTGTTAAAGCTTTTGATAGTAAAGGTTTATCGGAAGCTGTTGCCCTAGAGAACGCTAGGCTTGCACGAATACTACGTAATGGTGAATATGATACTGATACATGTGAGGTAAAACTATGGAAGCCGTAAAGACTGATATGATTAATAGTCCTCCTCACTACTCTGAGGGTAACATTGAAACCATAGACTACATAGTAGATGTACTGGGTGAGTGGGATGCCATTAGTTATTGTCACGGTAACGTGATTAAATATACTGGCTCCCGCTTATTCAAGAAGGGCAAGCCAATCGAGGATGCTAAGAAAGCTATCTGGTATCTGAATAAGATGGTTGAACTGATGGAGAAAACTAAGGGAGTACACTGGTGAGAGTAGAATGTGTTGACCACATGGGCAGTGACATGACAGTGGTTAATGCTGCCAGGGTATCCTTTAGTAAGGAGAGTAACTTCGATGATGGGGGTGGTGTCCCCAACAAAGATCAAAAGCTAATCAACTATCTGGCACGGCACCAACACTGGACCCCCTTTGCACACTGCTTCGTACAGTTTCGCATACAGGCTCCTCTGTTTGTGGCTCGTCAATTAGTTAAACACCAAGTAGGATTAACTTGGAACGAGGTATCTAGGAGATACGTAAACGATGAGCCAGAGTTCTATACCCCGTTATCTTGGAGGTCCAAGCCAGAAGACAGCAAGCAGGGTAGTAGTGGAGAGGCTGCGTCGCAGTACTTTCCTACGTCCTTTCTTGAAGAAGTGGTTGAGTTGGCGAAGACGAACTACGAGAAGATGATAAGACTGGGGATTGCCCCAGAGATGGCTAGGATGATACTACCACAGAACATGATGACAGAGTGGTACTGGTCAGGTAGCCTTATGGCGTTTGCTAGAGTTGTCAAGCAACGCACCGATCCACATACACAATTAGAAACCCAAGAGATAGCAAGTCAGATCGGTACTTACTGTCACATACTTTTCCCACATAGTTGGGAAGCCCTAATGGAGAACTGAGTAATGAACTTATACGACTACCAGATAGAAGCAATGAAGACTGCTATATACAATACCACACATGCTATAACATACCCTGCCCTGGGGCTGGTAGAGGAAGCTGGTGAGGTAGCTGGTAAGATTGCAAAGATGATACGGGATGACATCAAGCTGGATGACCAGAGAGAAAAGATTGAGACAGAGATGGGTGATGTACTCTGGATGCTAGCTGCCCTTGCTAAGGGATGTAACCTATCCTTGCAAACTATTGCCGAAAAGAACTTAGAGAAGTTGGCAAAGCGTCGAGATAAGGGAACCATTAAGGGAGAGGGAGACGACAGATAATGGATGCCTACCAGTCCTATATCCATGCTAGTCGTTATGCTCGTTGGCTAGAAGATAAAGAACGTAGAGAGACATGGGATGAAACTGTAGACCGTTGGTGGAACTACATGACAGGTAAGTTCCCTGTCCTCTCCAATAGGCAAGACGTTAAGGCTGCTATCTATGATCTTGAGGTTGTCCCCTCAATGCGTACCATTATGACAGCAGGCGAGGCACTAGATAGAAACCATGTTGCGGCTTATAATTGTAGCTTTCTTGCTGTCGATGATCCTAAAAGCTTTGACGAGGCCTTACTTGTACTGATGTGTGGTACTGGTGTAGGCTTCTCAGTCGAGCAACAGTTCGTTAGTAAGATGCCTGAAGTACCAGCAGACATACACCCTACTGATGAGGTAATCGAGGTAGGAGATAGTAAGGAGGGATGGGCCAAGGCACTACGTCAAATCATCTCTCGTCTCTATGCTGGTGAGATACCAAGTTGGGATGTGTCTAAGGTTCGTCCATCTGGTGCTAGACTTAAGACATTTGGTGGACGTGCATCAGGTGCTGAACCTCTTGAGAACTTGTTCAAGTTTACTATCGGTATATTCAAGAAGGCTGCTGGACGTAAGCTCACTAGCCTTGAGTGCCATGACCTTATGTGTCAGGTAGCAGCAGCAGTTGTTGTCGGTGGTGTACGTAGGTCTGCCATGATTAGTCTGTCTGATCTTAATGATGACCGTATGCGTCACGCTAAGATGGGTAACTGGTGGAACGAACAAGTCAATCGTAGTTATGCTAACAACTCTATCTCGTTTACGGAACGTCCTGACATGGGCAGCTTCCTGCGTGAGTGGTCAGCTATCTATGAATCTAAGTCTGGTGAGAGGGGCATCTTTAACCGTGAGGCGGCGAAGGCTAAGGCAGCAGCTATTGGAAGAGAAGTTAGAGACGACTTTGGAACCAACCCCTGCGGAGAAATTAGCCTTAGAAGTAAACAGTTCTGTAACCTCTCAGAAGTTATCATCAGAGAAACAGACGGAACAGAAGACCTCAAGAGGAAAGTCGAAATCGCAACTATCATTGGGACGATTCAATCAGCCCTTGTGGACTTCAAATATCTGTCACCGAAATGGAAGAAGAACTCCGAAGAGGAACGGCTACTAGGTGTATCTCTCACTGGTATCTTTGACCATAAGATTATGGGAGGACAAGGTGAGTATGAGAAGAGTGTTCTCTCTACTACGCTAGAACAGCTACGTGATATTACCCGTGAGGTTAATAAAGAGTGGGCTGAGAAGTTGGGCATACCAGCATCGAAGGCTATCACTACAATTAAACCTAGTGGTACTGTGTCACAGCTAGTTAATAGTGGTAGTGGTATTCATCCACGTTATGCTAAACACTACATCCGTAGAGTACGGGCTGATGTCAAAGACCCTCTCGCTGACTGGATGAAAGAGCGTGGAGTACCCTGTGAAGTAGATGTCTACAACCCACAGAACGTAGTCTTCAGCTTCCCTATGGCGTCTGCTGATAATAGTTTAACACGGCATGACGTATCTGCTATCGAACATCTTGAGTTATGGTTGACATATCGTAAGCACTGGACTGACCACAACCCATCAGTAACTATCTACGTTGGTGATGATGAGTGGGCAGAGGTAGGTGCATGGGTGTGGAAACACTGGGATGAGGTATGTGGTGTGTCCTTCCTTCCTCGTGAGGATGATAACCATACATATGCCCAAGCTCCATACGAGGAGATTACCCAGGAACAGTACGCAGAACTAAAAGAAAAGATGCCTGTACTAGACTTCTCAGAGTATACAGAAGTATATGATAATACGACATCTTCTCAGGAATTAGCCTGTACTGCTGGCATCTGTGAAATCTAAAGTTACAACATTAGCGAAAGTTTGTGATCTATGAGAGTATTAGGAAACGATTTTAATATAACAGATGGCTTGCTCAACCACCTACGCAACCTATATCCTGACAAACTTCCGCTATCACAAGTTACCCCTGAGGAATTAGCTTTCCTTAGGGGGCAACAATCAATTATAACTAAACTTGTAGAATTACAAGAACAAGATTTTGAGGATGAATAAATATGGGTGGATTATTTAGTCCAAAGATGCCCAAGCCTCTCCCTCCTCCTGCACGTCCAGTTACTGCTGTTACTAAAACACCAGATTTAGAACTGGCTGATACTGAATTAGTCTCAAGCGCACAAGAAAGAAGGAGAAGAGGAAGAAGGGGTCTTAGAACAGAACTAATAGACCAGATGTCAGCACAGACAGGTAGCACAGGTGCTGGACTACAGATACCGAGAGTTGGGGAATAACATGGGGGCAAGACCACCAAAGCCAGTACAAAAAGTAGCCAAGGTAGCAAAGAAAGTAGTCAAGACTGTAACTAAAGCACCTAAATATGTAGCTAAAAAAGTAGTAAAACCAGTCGTTAAGACTGCATTAAAAATCCCAAAGACTGTAGTTAGTGCAGCCGAGGATGTCGGCAAGACAGTTGTAAAAACAGTTGCACCTAAACCTAAACCAGTTCCTACACAAGTGACGGCAGCAGCTTCAACCGCAGCGCCAAGAGAACAGGATGAGGAACTACAGACAGTTATTGAGACTGCTGCTTCTAGCAGGAAGCGTAGACGCAGAGGTAAGAGAGGTCTCGTAGTACAACCAGCCGCAGCAAACGTAGGTGGTTCTGGTACTTCAGGCTTAAACATTCCGACAGGATAATTAAATGGAACAAGATGTAGGAACAGTAGCAAAACGCTACAGTCAACTAGAGAGTGAGCGTGATACGTTCCTCGAACGTGGACGTGAAGCAGCAAAGCTAACTATCCCTACTCTTCTGCCAGACGAAGGACATAGTGGGTCAACCATCTATGCAACACCGTATCAAGGCATTGGAGCAAGGGGTGTAAATAACCTTGCGTCTAAATTGCTTCTTGCTCTGCTGCCCCCTAATAGTCCTTTCTTCCGTCTGACGATTGATGACTTTGATCTGCAAGCTATAGCAGGTGACAATCGTGGACAGGTTGAGGAGGGGCTAGCACGTATTGAACGTGCAGCAATGCAGGAAATAGAAAGCAAAGCTATTCGTGTTCCTGTCTTTGAGGCACTCAAGCTGCTTATCGTAACTGGTAACGCACTTGTGTACATGCCCAAAGAAGGAGGCATGAAAGTATTTAGACCTGACCGCTACTGTATTAAGCGGGATGCAATGGGTAATCTACTGGAGATTATCACTAAGGAAAGCGTATCAGCCCTAATGCTTCCAGAGGAAGTTAGGTCTATCATTCCTCCTAGTGAAACACCAGTAAAAAATTATGACTTATATACACATGTCAAAGCCACAGCAAAAGGCTTTGAAGTACGCCAAGAAGTAGCAGGTATCGAAGTTCCTAAGTCACGTGGTACATTCAAGAAAGACAATAGTCCCTTCATTCCATTACGTTTTATTCGTATTGATGGTGAGGACTATGGTCGTGGTTTCATTGAGGAATACATAGGTGACCTTCGTAGTCTTGAGGCTTTGACTCAAGCTATTGTACAGGGCAGTGCAGCATCTGCCAAAGTACTATTCTTGGTACGTCCTAATGGTTCAACTAAAAGCAGAGACTTAGCTAGGGCACCCAATGGAGCCTTCCTAAATGGTGATGCTAATGATGTCTCGACACTACAAGTACAGAAAGCAGGTGACTTCCGAGTATCTCTAGAGACGATGCGTATGATTAACGATAGGCTTTCAGCAGCCTTTCTGTTAAATTCGTCTGTACAACGTGCCGCTGAACGTGTGACTGCTGAAGAAATACGCTTCATGGCACAGGAATTAGAGACTGCCCTTGGTGGTGTGTACTCAATTCTATCTCAAGAGTTCCAATTACCACTCATCAATCTCCTCTTGGAGACACTTACCAAGCAGGGTAAGATGCCTCGTATGCCTAAGGACAGTGTTAAACCTACTGTCGTTACTGGTATCGAAGCACTAGGTAGGGGACAAGACCTCAATAAACTCGCTACATTCCTTCAGTATCTTCAGCCCTTAGGGACAGAAGTTATTGCTAGTGAAATGAACATAGGAGATTACATTGACCGTCTTGCTGCCTCACTTGGTATTGATACTTCTGGTCTGATTAAATCACCAGAACAGAAGGCACAAGAACAGATGATGGCACAACAAATGCAACAGCAACAAATGTTAGAACAGGGAGCGATGGGTATGGCACAGAGTGCTGCACCTCAACTCGCTAAAGCAGCCGTAGAGGAATAATATATGGTAGATAGTGTTAATACTTATCAGGAACCAGAGCCTGAATCTCAGGAACATGTTCAAGAAATGTTGAACAAGGAGTTAAACCCTCAGGATGTTGACCGTCCTGAGTGGCTTCCTGAGAAATTTAAAACAGTAGAGGACATGGCTAAAGCATACTCCCAACTAGAAAGCAGACTAGGGCAGGGAGAAGCAGCACAAGAAGAAACAGAAGATGCTTCTGAAGACACTGAATACACAGGAACTGAGACAGCATCAGAAGTTGCTGAACTACTAGATAGCCGTGGCCTAGACTTTGATGCTTTTCAACAAGAGTATGCTGAGACAGGTGAACTATCTGCCGACGCATATGCTGCACTAGAAGAGGCTGGCTTTTCAGAAAGCATGGTTAATTCATGGATTGCAGGTCAGGATGCACTAGCTGCACAAATGACAGCAGACGTGCAGTCTATGGTTGGAGGCAATGAAGCATATACAGAAATGGTTACATGGGCGTCACAGAACCTTCCATCAGAAGAGATAGACGCCTTTAATGCAACAATGGATACGCAAGATGCTAATATTATTAGACTTGCTGTCCAAGGTCTTTACGCACGTTATCGTTCTGAGGCAGAACCTAGCCTTATGCAAGGTGGCACAGGTGCTGTATCCACAGGTGGGAAGTTTGAAAGCACTGCGGAACTCACTGCTGCAATGAGTGACCCCAGATACGCTAAAGACCCTGCCTACAGGCAAACGGTGGCTGATAAATTAGCTAAATCTAGCCTGTTCTAATTGTTGCACTGGAGTAGGGGGTTCGTCCCCCTCTCCTTCTAAGCACATCTTTCGGGGTGTTCTTAGAAGGGGCAACCCTATTCTCAAAGTTACTGATGTCAATTACCCCTGACCCCTTGCGAGGGACAATCTGTTGGAGAAAGCGTAGTAAAGTTGAGGCACTAACTTAAACTAAACCAAATGAGGTAATAAAATGGCACAAGCCGCTTCCAACCCTGCTTACACTGTAAGCTTCCAGGGTCAGAATAACCTCTCAGGTGACGTTCGTGACCTCTTTCTTAAGCTGTATGCTGGGGAAGTCCTGACCGCCTTTGAGGAAAAGAAAGTCCTTATGGACAAAGTGCGTACTCGCACAATTTCAAAAGGTAAGTCTGCATCATTCCCAATGACAGGCCGAGCAACCGCCGAATACTTAACACCAGGAAACGAAATTACTGGTGGCAACATTCGTGCAGGTGAGCGGATTGTCACGATTGATGACTTACTTATCTCAAGCCAGTTCATTGCGAACATTGACGAGGCAATCAACCACTACGACGTACGAAGCATCTACTCTAAAGAAGCTGGTATTGCGTTGGCTAACGAAGCTGACCGTAACGTAGCTCGTATGTTGGTTAAGGCTGCACTCTCAACGAACGCTACTCGTGCTGCTGGTCTTATCCAAGACTACAAAGCCTTCACTGAAGAAGACTTTACAAACAACGTCAACATTGGTACGGCTGGTGCTGATGCAACAGACCCCGCCAAAATTGCTAAGGCAATCTTTGACGCTCGTAAAGAGATGGAAGTAAAGAACGTACCGACTGAAGGTGCTGTTGTTGTTCTTGCTCCAGATCAATACTACTCACTGTTAGACGTGTCTGACGGCAGCAAGCTGGTTTACATGAACCGTGACTTTGGTGGCGCTGGTGCAATCGCTGGTGGTGTTGTACCACAGATTGCTGGTATGCCAGTCATCATGTCAAACCATGCTAACGTATCTAACCTATACTCCAGCCTTGTCACCGCTGATCCAAACGAAGGTAAGACTTCCGACAATCAGCCTTTGGCAAACACTGCTGGTTCTGGTCGTACAACGCACTATGACTTGCCTACTGCTAACGTAGATGGCGCAGACATGGTTGCACTAGCCGCTAAATTCCGTGGCTTTGTATTTACTCCTGATGCCGTTGCTACTGTCAAGTTGCTTGACCTTGGCATGGAATCCGAGTACCAGATTAACCGTCAAGGCACATTGATGGTAGCTAAGTATGCGATGGGACACAACGTCCTCCGTCCTGCTTGCTGCATTGGTTTGTCTGCGGTCTAATACTACAGAGGGGGAGGGGTACTACACCTCTCTCCCTTTTTTATTGGAGTTACAAATGCCAGAAGTAGGTGGGAAAAAGTACAAGTACACAAAAGAAGGCATAGCAGCAGCGAAGGCAGCGTCTAAGAAGACAGGCAAGAAGATGTCTTTCGGTAAGATGAAGCCAGAACAAGTAGCTGCTATCATGGCTAAGTACGGAAAGAAAAGTAAATGAGCATTAAACGTGGTGGACACACCTTTAAGGGACTACGTATTCCAATTCCAACCAGAGACCATCCTACGAAATCACACGCTGTTCTTGTGGGTACAAAGGAGTCGCCACGATTAATTAGGTTTGGTGAGCAGGGTGCAAAGACAAACCAAAATGCGGCACAGCGTAAGTCATTCAAGGCCAGACATCGTAAGAATATAGCTAAGGGTGAGACTAGTGCAGCTTATTGGGCTAACAAGGTAAAATGGTGACAGCATGGCAGGAACAACGCAACTAGATGCTGTGAACACAATGCTCTCTGCTATTGGTGAAGCACCAGTAAACAGCCTGTCCTCTGGACTTGTAGAGGCTGAAGTTGCAGAAAGTATTTTAAACACGGTTGACCGTGAGGTGCAGGCTATGGGCTGGCACTTCAATACAGAATTGAATAAGTCGTTTGCACAGGATACTAGTGGTAACATTCTACTACCACCAGACGTACTGAGAGCAGACGCCACACTAAAGGCAGACAGTCCTGACCTAGTTCAACGTGGTTCAAAGATGTACGACAGAAAGAACCACACGTTTAACATAGGCACAAATGTCTACCTCGATGTAGTAGTGCAATTAAACTTTGATGATTTACCTGAGGTAGCAAAGCGGTATATAACCCTACGTGCTACTCGCATATTCCAAGACAGAGTTGTTGGCTCTGGTACTCTCCATGATTTTCAATTAAGAGACGAGCAGATGGCTCTAGTTGAATTGAAAGAGTTTGACATAATCACAGAAGATAACAACATCTTTGATAACTACGATACATTTAGCATCATTGATAGGCAGGGACGGAGAACTTTCTGATGGCACTCATAAGTCAATCTATTCCTAACCTCATCAACGGGGTATCACAACAGCCGCCATCGCTGCGCCTAAGTACACAGGCAGAAGTACAAGAGAATGGATTGTCTGATGTTGTCACAGGCTTGCAGAAGCGTCCTAGTACACAGCACCTTGCAGACTTAGGTGTAATCACTAACATTGATAAGGCCTTTATCCATACCATCCGCAGAGATGAGAATGAATTTTACTCTATGGTTGTGGATACGGCTGGCACAATTAGGGTATTTGACAAGGATGGTGTAGCAAAGACTGTAACAAATAGTGCGCCCTCCTATCTATCTGGATTGACTAACCCCAATGAAGAACTAGCTGCTGTCTCTATTGCTGACGCCACCTTCATTGTAAATAAGAATAAGACTGTTGCTAAAGGAACTGCAACATCTGCTGTAAGAAATCCAGAAGCACTAGTCTATGTAAAACAGTCTGACTATTCTTCGACATATCGGCTTAAGCTGACAAAGGGTGGTAGCACTAGCACAGTAGAATTTGCTACTAAATCTTCTACACAGTCTAGCACTACTCTAACACAGGATGCAGAACGTGGTGCATCAACAGACTTGATTGCACAGAATTTAGATACATTTTCAGGCACAAGCGTTAGCACTACGTACTACGATAACATAACCAATGGTTCTGCTGTTTCAGGTTTGACCCTAACACGCATTGGTTCTACTATTCATATTCAGTCTACCGATAGCACAGACTTTCAGGTAGAAGTAGGTGACTCTCATGGTGGTGACCACCTCCTTGTATTCAAAGATGAGACAGGAGACTTTAAGAAATTACCAGTAGAGGCAGCAAACGGCTTTGTAATTAAAGTGTCTGGTGATAACCAGAAGGCACAAGACGACTACTATGTTAAATACAATGACGGCGTTTGGAAAGAAACAAACGAGCCAGGGTCTTTAACACAGTTAGACGCCTCAACCATGCCACACAAGTTAGCCAAGCTACCTAGTGGTAACTTTACGTTTAACACTGCTGTATATGCAGAACGCAAAGTGGGAGATGATGATACTAATCCATTCCCATCTTT